GTATGCACACACCTTCACATAAGTCAAGCGCCAGGACCGACTCTTCCAATTAAAGAGAATCGAAGCCCGGATCTTTTCAAAGTTAGGGCGCATGTACCACAACATCGCTGCACGGTGAAAACCGGCGTTCAAGAATTTCGCATCGAACAATAGTCCAACCGGACATTCAAGTTCGATCGTGAATCCAAGATCGCGGGCTCGAGCGCGCGACCACTCGAGCCACTCTCGATGAGCCAAGATTGAGTCATCACCCATCATCTTGGCAGGAGTATCCCAATATCTCACCAAAGTCTGCTCCAAAGTAGGCCATACCCCAAGCTCCTGATGGAGCGAGAGAACAAGCCGATAGAGCCCAACCCGAATGAGAGTCAAGGTATTATCCATCAAGGTGTTGAACTGCCCACTCTTGTTTTTACCAACAACGAGCAACAACCACCCAAATACATCGATTACGTAAGAATAAGTGACCATCTGAAAGTACCAGTTCATAAGGTTACTTGCCCACTGACCACGGACTAGCTCTGACACAGGCCCGCAACCAGCAGTAAAGTTCCCAAAACATAGCGCTTGATTCCGCATCCTGTACTCCACCGTCTGGAAATCATCATTAACCGATGCTTCCATATGCGAAACGTCCTCACAGACAAATTGCGCATTTTCCGGCGAAGATCCATTTAACAGATAGGTGGCCAATTGATTCCAACCACCGTACCACGGAGACATTCCAACAGCACTCCAATTCTTATCAGCTGCCATCTGGAGGAACGTGTCGTTCTGGTCCGAATACAACATCAGCCCTATGATCTGCAGGATCATATCACCTGCAAGAAACGTTCGGGTCTTACGTTTGTTGGGATCCGGATTTAAGAGCTTGTCAACAGTTCGCATTTCCCCCTTCCCACTCGTCTGAAAATATGCATGGCGATATGGTATAAGGTATCCAGGACGAACCTGAAAAGCAGAATTGACTTGCCCGGTCGTCATGACCTGATACACACAGTTTCGAATCCACTCACCCTCATTATCGAGGGCGGCTCCTTTCGTCTGGTGTTTCACATTCAACGGGTACCCTGGAGATCTACTCCGATCCAAGAGAGGAAGTACCTCATCATAGGACCGAATCTTCCCATAGAGCGCCTGACGACACACGACATTCAGAGCTGCGTCCGCCAATTCAAGAGCTTCCGGCTGGGGATACCAGCCGTAGCTCCGCAGGTTCTTCTTAAAGTCATTTGCCAATAATTCCGGGGAGAAAACGCTTGGAGCGTACCCCCACGGAATCGACAATCCACTCTCA